ATACTTACCAAAATTCTTTTTTAATTCGTAGAACGACCTCATCATTATCGCATCAGCAAAGTCAGGCGACATTCCAAATCTTTTCTTTAAATCTTCCTTGTTTGTCACTCTTAACTTTTGGTCACTATCCAGTTTCTCGCGCCTTATCATCTCTAACTCTTTAACGATTGTATCTTTGTGCTGTGAGTTAAACGTGATTGAGTTGTTGGTAATTAGTTCGCCAAGTTTAAAGTAGCAGTCCGATTTAAGATTCAGGTAGTTTTCACGAACCGATTTAGATCCGTTAAGAAATCCTTTGCACTTCAGGAAGTCAACCGCACCTCCGCCGATTCCATCTTCATCCACAAGAACATTGGAGAGTAACACTCCGTTACTTTGAGCCATTTGTCGAATCGTGTCTACTACTTCGTTAATTGGCTTGTGTTTAAGTACAACAAATTTCTCCGCGTGTAGTCCATCCCATAACACGATGACCGTTCTATCGTCACCCATTCGGGCAATATCCGCAGTTATGTACTTGGTTGTGTTCTTTTGCTGTGGCTCTCTAAAACAACGCAATAAATCATCGTAATGGTAAAGTCTGTCTTGTGTCTCGTCATAGTCCCAATCACCATCCAAAAGCCTTTTGCGGTCAATCTCGGGAAGCATTCGCAAGTTTTCAAGATATACAGGCGAGATATGTGGGTTATCAGTTGGCAATGCTTGAATAAACTCCCTATCTTGTCTTAAAGTACCATTACGTTTAGCATCGTAGAACTCATTATAAAGCCATCCTTTGTGTGGGTTGCAGGTTAATAATCCTTTCGGCTTGTCGTTAACCAATTTGTAACGTACGCGCGAGGCAAGAATAGCAATACACTTTTCGCTAACCTCACCTGCTTCATCTACAAAGTAGTCTGTAATTTCAAGTGACCCGAACCTTTGAAACTCGGGGTCACTCGGCATATCTGCCAAGTCCATTAGGATTGTTTGACTTCCATTGAACCAATTTATAACGTGGTCTTGACCGTTGTAGGTAAAATGTTTACCTGCTACTAAACCATATTGAGCGCAAAGCTCAAAGAACGTAGCCATTGTACTCAATCGCAACTTCTTTAATTCAGCCCGACCTATTAAACCGCGTGTTCCTGCATACTTCAACCGTCTCTTTATTTGCCAATCGCAACCAAGAAACGATTTTCCTGAACCTGCACTTCCGCCATATAACACCTGCCACTTATCCGAGTCAATGGATAAGTGAGCAAGTGCCTCTTTTTGTTTATCGTGAAATTGTATCATTAGAAAAGTGTTGGATGTATTTTCTCAATCTTTGACTTATCAAAACCAAACTCATTCAAATCTTTTTTAGATTGCTTTTCAGATTCAAGCCATTTATTTGCCTTCATCCAAAACTCTTTTTTAATCTCAAATCCATATGCTTTTCGGTTCATACGTTCCGCAGCGATTAAAGTTGAGCCGCTACCAGCGCAAGGGTCAATAACTACATCACCTTCATCCGTGAATATCTCGATTAAGTTTTTCAATAATTCAACAGGCTTTTGCGTTGGGTGTATCTTTTCGCTTTCATTATCGCGCGGCCAATCCATACAATTAAAAATCATCTTTCCATTGTTTCTGAATTTTGGCAATCGGTCACGGTAAAAAATTAAACCATATTCGCAGTTACCCACTACCTTCATATTTGCCTTAAGGACTTGCGCGCTAAAGTTCTTTCTAAATACCAAGTTTATGTAGTTATTCAATCCATATCTTTTGGCTAACTCAATAAGATACATTTGTTGATCAAACGCACAAAAAACAATCATGCAAGGGGAATCGCTTTTTTGTCTTACCTCACCTTCAACTTTTGGTTTCTTTGGTTCTGACTTTAACATAGTTGAGCAAAAGTGCATAAACTCTGCAGGTCTGAAATCTTCATCAGTATCAAAGAAACTTTTTCCCGCTAATTCACTTTCGCCATTTGAATTATCACCATCCTTATACCATGCTGGGTTTGATGCGTATGCGTTGTTTCCCAAGTTGTAAGGAATATCAGCAATAATAAGTTGAGCCTTTGGAATTGCGTAAGATTTGTAATTTTGAAAATGATCTCTATAAATCATAATGTTTGTTTTTAAAGTTGTTCAATTATTCGTTGTTGCAATATATGACTATCCATAATGTCCGCATAAAGATGTCTCATTATTCCTTGACGAACATCGTGTTCAAAGTCCGACTTTTCTTTTGACTTCATTCGAGTAATCGCAAAGTTCGACAGGTTGCGTTCGTTTGTCAGTTCCTGATAAGCCAAGAAACGAAACTTTTTCCAATCTTCATCACTCCACCATTCGACATTTAGAATGTTTCTTTTTTCCATCATCCGCATCATTGATGGCGCAAGTAAACAAACCTCGATTCGCTTTCCATCTTTCCAACGTTGGACATCAAGTAAAAACATTTCTTTAAAGTCAACTGGCTCATCGTCTTGCGTTGTTGTACCGATTACCAACTTTGCTTTCTTTCTTTCGATGTCTAGATTCATTTGCATCTTGTGAACCTTATATGCGTTCAAAACATCACTTAAAAACTGAATGGACATTAAGCCATAGTGTTCCACACGTTTCCACCTTTGACCAACTGCGTTTAGTTGGAAGGCTAAACCTAATTCGCCTATTGTCATATAACGATAAAACTGTTGAGTTGTGTCGTATAACAACTGCGTTTCTTCTGCTGAGGGAAGTTCTTTGATTCCGCTTATTACAATTCCTTTGGCTATTAAAGCCTTAAACATTGGCAAGGTTGAATCTTGTATTTGCGTTTGTTCAAGTGCGTGTAAATAGGCTTTCTCGTCAACCGTTAAGCCATTGTTGTAGGTCTGCCCTTTGTACTCTACCAAGTTTTGATTCATAATTGTTATTGTTATTTGTTACAAATTCGTGAAGTTTCCAAGCGGATCGCATTGCCGCCTTCCAGTCTTTCATTTTTTTCTTGCCATAGTACCAATTCGTGTTGGTGTAATGGCTTATAAATACCTCTGCAAAGTTAAGCGCATCATCAGAACACGCAGACGGAATGCGCTCCAAAAAGTATTCCGCCACCTGTTCCATTGTCGGCGGAGAAAACGATGTTCTCGGTGTCTTGGACTTCGATAAGGTCAACTGCTCTTCGAGTAATTGTACCCTTAAGGTCAAGGATTTTAATGCTTGTTCTAATTGTTCGTTGGTCATTTAATCGTTGTTTTAAAATACTACAGTCATATTCATTTTCAAGTAACATCATTGCCTCGTCAATATAAGCTCGGTATATGGCATCGAACCTATATAGGTCAACCATTTTCTTAACCGCGTGTAAAATAGTCGCGTGGTCTTTACCGCCTATTAATACTCCTATCTTTGAAAGCGAATAATTTGTTCCTGCATAAATCAAAAGTGTTGCAAGATAACGCGCATCAATGATAAAACGTTCACGTGAACGAGAAAAAAACTGTTTACGTGTAACATCGTGAGTCCTGCAAACAAGGTCAATCACCTTATCTTCAAATGAATACACGTAATGTTCTTCTTTCTCAAGGATCATACGTTGTAACTCCTTCGCGTTTTCATTGGTGAATACGTTTAGAAACTCTCGGTAGTTCTTAATCCTGTAACGGTCAAGAAATTGTATTAAAGAATTATTCATTTTATTTTTTAGGTTTTAAAATATTTACAGGTGATTTGCCTTTGTTAATTCTTTGCATATCATAATAAATAGCAGCTTGTCTTTCTGTATCAAAAAAACGTGTAGACATTACACCGCTACTCGCTTTATACTTAATTTCATTGCGCATTTCATAAATATAAACACCTTTATATTTTTTGCTTTTGCCTTTATAAATTTCAATACTTGCCATATCTTACCATTCAAAAGAATTAACATCTAAATATACTTGGCAATGTCTTCTCAAACTACCTATGTGAGATTTATCATTATTGCCAGTTGGTCTATCTACAATTAAACATTTCGGAACTAATCTAATAAAACATCTCCATGTTCTTATAGTTGATGCAACACCTCTGTGATAATCGTGTTGAGTAAATTCCACCCATTGAGTATTGGCAGTATCAATAATTTTAGGAGTGTTTCTAAATTCTGTTTTTGGCTCACCACTTACCCATAAATACATTTTTTCTCCTGTTATTCTTTCTGGTTCTTTTAATTTTGTTTCGTTGTTTCTTGGTACAAAATCACAATGCCAATCAGGAATGCAAGGGTATTGTTGAGGCATTAACATATGAACTTTAATATCAATTAAATATTCTGAAATGTCAAATTGCAAATTATTAGAAAGAACTAAATCATCAATAATTGGAATACTTTCTGGCATCAATTTCTTTGTTGTCTCATAATCACAAAGGATAACTCCGCAATGTGATTTTGACCAATCTATTTTATTAAGATTACTCATCTCCTTCGTTTTTAATAGTTCGTTTTTCACTTTCCAAGATTAGTTCTACGATTTCCTTTGAACTAATGCCAGTATACTTGCTTATCTTGGTAATATCGCACACGTGCATCAGCATTGGATAACGTGTCCACTTTTGC